AGCAAGATTAATATTTCGACCACCTATCTCTATGGTGACTTTACTTAAAACGCCACCGAAATCAAAAGACCCATTGTATGTTTGGTAACCTGATGCAATTCCAGATTCAGACATGATGTCAGTACCTGAAAAGACGGTAGTCCCTCCACCAGTTCCTGTAACGTGCATGTAGATTCTATCTTGAGCATCTTGTTTATCTACTTTAATCGAGTAGGTTACTTGTCCTCCATTGTCTATACTTAAATCTGATACATCGACTTCTTGATAGAATGTTGTACCCATACCCTCAACACCCATTATAGATTTATCATTATCACTACCTGTAATCATAGCACATTTATCTGAGCCTAATTCACCGCATACTGTTCCTGATGGCATACTGGCAGGTCCTTCACCACCCCAGTCAAAATTCATATTAGGTTCATCTACAATATTACCTGAATCTTCATTAGTAACAGTGGTTGTAGTTGTCGTCTTAGTCGTTGTTGTGGTAAAGATAATCTCTGTGCCTTTATCTTCTTCTGTTTTTTCTACAGTCACTTGTTCTTCAATCGTGACGCCTGGAGTACAAAGTCCTTCAGCATCAGGTAAGCAGTCTGCTTTAGAGGATAAGGAAACCAGTAGCAATAATAAACAAAGTTTTAAAGAATAAAGCATTGTCTGCATCACTGAACTCCCTTGGTTCTGGTTTATTAGCTTGAACGTATTCTGTTTTGTATTTACTTCCGTCTGGAATTTCATCAGGATTGTCAGTCCAATATTGAGCTGCCTCAGCTCCAATAGATCCTCTTGCAGGGCAAGGGGTGCCTGCATCGGTCATCGCATCCCAAACACGAGCATCTTGACAAAGTATTGATACCGCAGCGACTTTCATGCCGTAAGCGAACATGGACCTACTTAGCTTTAATTTTTGACATAGCTCATCGTCAATGACCACGCCTGTGGCTACACCGACAACGTTATTTTGCACACTAGCCCCCACACCAACTTTACATATATCACTGTTATTATTCATGATAGTTGGAGCGTTTGCGGTAGGTGGGGTCGAGTTGGTCACAACCGTGCTAGACACGGTATTGGTCTCAGCTTTTACATCAGTTGCTGTAGCTACTAATGTAAAGAAAAAAAGAATTGTTAGAAGTAGTTTCATCTAGCATCTCCATCTTTTTCTTGCTTGTCGTAATCTTGAATTTGGATCTTTAGCTGCTTTAGGAAATTGTTTCATTTGACCAGCAGAACGAGCACAGAAAGATTTTCTTCTTTTTGCAGCTTTACTGCCAGGCTTTACTTTGCCTGTGACTGCGGTCTTTAACTTCGAACCAGGATTTTCTTTTCGGTATCGAGCGACACCCGCTTTCGTCATTCCCGCCCCTTGTTTAGTGGGGCGGAAATATTTTTTAGTTTTTGGTGGTTGCTTATCCGCCATTATGCACCTGTAAAAAATACAGTACAAGTTGTGTTGACAGTCGTCACACTCAGATTGGTTTTGAATAGAACCCCTTGTTCAGCAATATTCATTGCCACGTCTGATGTACCACCAACAACGGCTACGTTGAATTTTGCAACGCCACCATCACTGAATGTTACAGTGCCATCACTACCAGTTGCACCTGTACCAACAATAAACCCTTTGAGACGAGCTCTTGAGGCATTGATTACAGTAGTAGCACCAGCTCCTGCACCTTTAACGCTTACATCACTATCGTAGGCCATGATTTACCTCCTTACGATAAGTTGTTGTTCTGAACGTACTCAACTGTTGCTGTGAAAGTTCCTGTTGTTGCGTCTTCATCACCATTGGTTGTTGTTGCAATAACTTGAACATCACTAGATCCGATATCAGTAGCAGATGCAATTGCAGCGATGTTCATTGTTGTTCTTGCAGCTACTTGAGCGTTTGCAGCTACAGTGTAGGCAACAGCGTTTGCTGAAGTACCAACAGAAACAGTTGAAGCATTAGTTGCATCAGAAACTTCTGTGATATCTAATTTAACATCAATAATTTGTGAATTAGCAGGAATTGTTCCAACAGTGTAAGTTGTTGAATTGCCTGTCATTACTCCTGATACAGATTGTACCATTTTAGTAAAGCCAACGTTTTTAACGTCAGTTCCTACAGTTGAACCTGTAGTTTCTTTAATTGTTCCGGCCTTAATTGGTCCAGAAAATGTAGTTGTTCCCATGTCTACCTCCCTAAATTTAGTAGTCTCTTTCGAGTCCTGGGGTTAATAAAGTTTTATTTATACCATAAAAAAAGGGGCATTAAAGCCCCTTTTAATATTAGTTATGTTTCAATGCTTATGCACCAGATGTACCAAATACACAACGTGGATCAGAGAAACCAAATGAGTATCTCTCTCTTGCTTTGTATCGGATGTTACCTGTGTCAAAGTCACCTTCCATCACTGTCTTTAACGGAGTTCTTGTGAAGTGTTTGAATCCGTTAGGAGCATCAGTTTTGATGTAGAAAGCATCAGCGTCAGTTAAGTAGTGGTTAACGACATAGCCTTCAGGAATCATTGACATGTTTCTGATTGCGTTGATGTCGTTATCTGCTGTGCCAACTCTTAAAGTAGAGTTCATTAGTCTGTCAGCAGTGAACTGTAACTGTCTTGGTACGATTAGTTTCATACCTTTGATAGCTGTTCTTAGGCCTCTCTCATCTCTGAAATCAGCGATGTCGATAAGTGCCTGTTCAAGTGATGTTTCGTTCAAGTCAGCGTCTGTTGACAATCTGTTTTGTAAGAAACCACCAGATTGTAATGGGTGCTCAGTGTTGATAAGTGATACACCGTCACCACCAGGATTAGATCCTGCAGCGCCAGCAGCAGCGAAAGCGTTGTTAAGAACTGCAGCAGCTTTAACTTGCTTTGTGTTTGCCATTGAACGAGCAAGTGCTCTTGTGTATCTAGCAGCGAGTCTGTCGTAAAGGTTGTCCTCTACAGCTTCCTCAGTGATAGAGAATGCAAGTGCAATTGTATCGTGTGTATAACGAGCTGTGAAAGTTTCGTTAGCTGTATCGAAAGCTACTCCCTCACCTTCTTGTTTGGTGGGTGCAGTTCCGAAACCTGCTAACATCACTTCTTCTTCAAATGCTCTGTCAGATGACTCAGCATCAAAGATCTCAGCGTGTTCGTTATCATATCGTGCGTATTCCAAGCCGAACAGAGCGTTCAAACCTGGCTCTAACTCTTTAACGAGTTGACTTCTAGATATAGCCATAGTTTAACCTCCTATATGCCTGCGGTATTAGCACTGTATAAGTGCTTGTTGAACTTAATCACGATGTTAGCGTTGTTAGCAGTAAGATCTGAGTTCTCAGGATCTCCTGAAATACCAACAATTTTAACAGCAGTATTAGCACCAGTTGAGAAAGTCTCACTGTTTACTTCTGCTTTTGATGTTCCACTGTGTGTAGAACCGGCAGTGTAAACTAAGTTAGCAGTTTCACCAACGTTAGCTAATGTCATTGCACCAGATACTTGAACTTCAAATAACTGATTCGGATCGTCTTGTACGAAAGCTTTGATAGTACCGTCGTAGCTTGAAGTGTTAGCTGCGTGGTAGTTTGACCATATTGGTTTTCTTGTGTTCACGTCAACGTATTGAACGCCGTTGAAAACACCTACTACTACGTCTGCAACACCATTAGCAACTTCTACTGTACCACCAGCTACCATCTCCACAGGATCTCCCTGGAAGATTGAGGTCGCATAACCGTTAGCTACAAGGTATTGAGTCTGACCGTTTGTTGACGGACCAGAACCTTGCATTCTTACAGCTCTGAAACCAAAAGGGGCGTCTTGATTTGCCATGTTAATACTCCTTTAAAAGTATGTGTTGTTAGTAAGTGTTACGTCTAGGTCAGAAAAAAAATTATTCACTTTTTTTCGAGCCACCGAACGTAACTCTAGTTTGTCGCTCGGGCTTATTGATCGGCATTGAAGGGTGTTGTTCCTTTAGAAGATCGTTGTCAACAGCATCCTGTTGATCATGAGCTAGTTGAGAGTAGTATTGATCTCTCTCTTTTGCGATCTCTACTGGCACCTTTGCCAATAATAGTCCACCAACAGAAACGATACCTGCGTGTTTTCCTTCAGCTTCACTAGGAAAATCAAAATCGGGATATTCATCTGCTCGAACAAGTTCATAACCTTGTCTGAGTCGACCGATAACGTTTTTGTTATCTTCATATCCTCTTACTGATTCCCTAATCCATCTGAATTTAAAACCCTCAGGTGGTTCTGGTGTATCAAGCGAGCTTGGTAGCTGCCAATGTTTTTTGCGTGCTTCTTTATCCCTTGTGGATGCAGATCTAGGTGTCTTATCTACCATAATGTTACCTCCTCTGTAACTTTAGTTTTTCCGACGCATATTGTTCGTTGGAAAGACCAAGTCGTTTTGCGATAGCCGCTTCTGAACTTGACAACTTAACTACGTTGCGTCCTGTGCCTCTGTTTCGATGTGCGCTTGCCACAGTCTGGACGGGCTGTTGGCGTGCGGGTTCTTCGGATGAAGAATTTTGTTCAAACTTATGAGGAAGATTTTCCCTCATACGTTTATCAATCTCACTATAATAGTAATCTGTGCGTGGATCAACACCTTGATTAACTAAATCTTCGTGAATTGCGTAAGCAACGTTGGTCATGACCTTATCAGTGCCAAACCATTCGTTTTCTGCAGCCCAAGATTCTGCTTTTGGGTCCTTTACAGGCTGTTGTTGTGGAGCTTTTGGTATTTCCACTTCTCTTTCCTGCTTGGGAGCCTTCGCTAAAGCCTCTTGTTGAGCTTTCATTTGCTCATATTGACCTTGTTCTGCACCTAATCGTCCAATTTCTAGTTGTGCATTAGCAACAGCGTCATAATCCTGGTCTTCCATTGCTTTTTTAAGCTTGGCTTTTGCAGCTTCCATCGAACCTGTTAAGCGTCCGCCCATCTCGGTCACATAACCACTATTAAGTTTGCCTAATTCTTCTTGAATTTTGTCTCTTTCGGCCTTAATAGCTTGAGCAATTTGTATTGCCTCCTCTTCACGTCGTCTAGATTCACCAAGTTGATAAGCATATTCATCAAATCTTTTCTGAACAGACTTACTATACTTTTGTTTGGAATCTTCTTTAGGTTCCTCTTCGTCTTTTACTTCTTCTTGCTTCGATTTATCTTCAACAACAGGTTCTTCCTGCGTCTCATCAACCTCTGCTTCAAAAGTTTTTTTCTCTTGAGGAATCTCAATTTCATTTTCTTCTGTTGAAGAAGCAATATCTTCCGATTCTACCTCTACAGAATACTCTTGTTTTGCTTTATTACCTGCTTGCGCCTGTAATTCAGCAACTTGTCTATCTACTTCGTTCATGTGTATACTCCTAAAATGTCTTCAGGACTTTCCACAGTCCCGATTATCTCATCATCATTTAATATTCTGAGTTCGCCTCCCTCGATTTTGATTCGAGATCCAGCGTATCGTGCGATGATTACCCAATCACCTTTCTTACACCAAGGTCCATGTGGAAATTTATCCTTGTCTGCGTAAGCGTCGGGTCCGACTTCTAGAACTAAAGCACATACAGAAGCAACTTGTTGATCTTCTACAGCTTTGTCAGTTAATAAAACACCACCTTTAGTCTTACCTACACCTTTGTAGGGAAGAACTACTAATCTCCAACCTGTTGGTTTGGGGACTTTACTAAGGTCGCTCTTTTTATCTTCTTCTTTTTTCTCAGCGGGTTTTATCCCCACTATCTTTTTTTCGTTGGGCATAATCAGCCCCGTTGTCGACTTCATCGTCTACCTCCCATTTGCGAAACAGATCCCTAATATCTGAATCGAGTTTGCGAAGAGAAGTGAGTTGACCAACTAGGTATTGGTATCTATCCCAGTTCTCTACGTTTCCATCCATAATTACAGACTTTATGTCGTCTTGTCTAGTAGTTATTAGACGTAAAATTGCTGAATATATATTTACTTCCACTATTTAGTAATTTTCTTATGCTTCTCAAAAGTTCTCAACCCTGCCATTCCAAGCAAAGCCATAACTAAAGGCATTAATTGTTCCATGTTCATTTGAGGTAGTGGACCTACTTCAATTTGAAATACTCCTAAAAAGAACACGATAAAAGGTTTAAGGACAAATTCGAAAAAAATGGCCAACGCTGCACTAAATCCAATGAGGGGTCTCCAAGAACGTTGCAGTAAACCTGAAATATCGGTAGCTGTAGACTGAGCATCGGCTAAATTGATATCCATTTGTTTAGAGTTAATTTCATTTTCAAGTTCTTGTAGTTTAATTCTGATTTGACCTTTTTCTTCTTCAGATGTGTGAACACTGTCGATCACTTTACCAACAGTGTCCACTAAAGATCCGCCTAAAATTTTAGATAACATTAATTAGATGTATTGAGCGATGATCCAACCAATAGCAATACCTACTACGAGCCACTTCTTCTTGGGATGATCATTCCATAATTGTTTGATTTTATCCATTAGAATACTCCTTTGAATTTGGTACCACTAATCGCAGCACCGGTTCCTCTCATACCTTGAGAGTTAGGTCCCTTCTTAGGGGGAACTGTTCGTGTAAGTCTTTGACCTTCAACTGACCCACCATCTTTCATCTTGCGAGCTTTTTTTCTAGCATAACCCTTTACAGCTTTCGCTGCTTCCTCTGCTCTTTTAGCTTGAGCTTTTTGTTGCTCTTCAATCCTTTTTAAATTTTCAGCCTCTGTACCTTTTTTATCTTTTGTTTTAGCTACCATTAGAATACACCTTTAAAACCTTTACCACGAATAGCTTGACCTGTTCCTCTGGCTACCATTCCACCGTTAGCTTTTTTCTGAGGCTTCATCTCTTTCGCCATTTTCATTTCCTGTTTTGTTGCAGGGCGTAAACCGATTTCTAAAACCATTCCGCCTTCTTTAAATCCAGGTACGCCTCGAGCTTTTAGAATATCTTTTTTAGTGACCTTTCCGTCACCTGTTAAATCTGGAAATTTTTTACCTGGCATCTTTTACTCCTAGTGTACTGTTTTATTATATACGGGAATAACCTCGTATTTGTAATTTGCCAATAATCTTAACAGATCTTGAGTTTCTTTCAAACCTAATTCTCGGTTCATGGCCCACTGACCTGCAGCGAGAAAAGAACTGGCGATGGCCAACGGATCCACCCCTTGGGAAACATAGAGAGAAAACATCATTTTAAATTCATAGGTAAGAGAATCTACTGCTTCTCTATCAATCTCTTCGAGAGGATTATTTTTTTCTTTTTTTGACATTCGATTTACCTGCCTTTTGTAATGCGATCGCAATCGCTTGTTTTTGAGGTTTACCTTCTTTCCTCAGTTTAGATATATTAGCACTAACGGTGGCTTTACTACTACCTTTTTTTAGAGGCATTTAATCTCGCTAACTGAACGGCAGTTCGTTGATCTTGAATGTCATACTGTTGTTGAATCTTTTGTGCGTCATAAGATTTTTTATAACTTAATCTTTCTTTTTCTAATTCTTTATCCGCAAGATCATCCGCAGCATCTAAGTTGAGTTTTTGTTGTTCTAAATCTAACTCCCGTTGTTTGATCGCTACTAATGGATCTTGTTGTTGTGCACCAAATCCTAACGCTTCTTGTTCTTCCGCTACCGCTTCGTCTATCTTCGCAGCAACTTTTACAGCCACTTGTTTTTCAATCTGTGCTTGGAACTGAGCTTGTAGTTCTGGTGGTACCTGTCCACCAAACTTCATCGCTTGCTCGTTAAGCTGTGGAGTGACTTCCATCATCACTTCGTTACGTGCTTGTGCTGACATATGCTCCACAATATGTGCTTGTAAAATTGTCATCACTTGCGGATTGTTTCTCACTAAGAATGAACTCATAAAGGCACGATGTGCTTCGATGTGCGCTTCGTGATCTTGTTCAGGGAAGACCACTAAAGATTGATTGCGCAGTGCTTGTGCATTTTCTAAACCTGGATCGAGAGGTGTCGGTTTAGCCGGAGGCGGTAAAATCGCTTCCACTTGTTGGACTCCTAACGCCATGTACATTCTACGATACGCTTCGTATAAATTGTGAATCTGTGGATTGCTTTGTGCTAATTGTAATTGTGTTTGTGCCAACATAATTCGCTGACTCATCGAAAAGATATTCGGATCGGAAACGGGTTGAACATCAACTCGATCATCAAAGTCGGTGGCTTTAATTGCTCTGTTTCCACCGGCTACATTGTAAGGATATTCGGGCGGCAAAGCGCTTGCAAATAATTTGGCGAGTAATTCAAATTCTTCTTTTTGTCCATTGTGACATCTTTTGTGAATGGCGCTCATCACTTTGGAACCTTGTTCTAAAAGAGCCATGGTGGTACCAACAGGATTAGCTTGAGAACCTTCCCCTACTTTCATGTCGGCAATCGCCGCAAATCTTCTTCCTGCATCCACGACATATCCGAGTAATTGAAATAGTGTTCCATCGGGTCCTTTATAAGGCAACGGCATTAACGCATTTCGTAAGTCTCCACCTGGAGCATCCACATCTCTGAATTCACCAGGCATTAAAGGTTCTTCATCATCTCGAACACGAAGTCCTCGTGATTTAAATCCGGCCGGTAAGTTGGATAGTGTACCGGCATCGAGCAGTGCTCGTAGTGCAGCTGTGGCTGTTCTTGTCAAACCTCCTAGCATATGCACTAAACCAAAACCATAAAATCCGAGACCCGGTAAAAACTTGTAATGAACAAAATATTTTTGTCTCATGAACATCGGATCGTTTTGTAAATAGTTTCGGTAGATTGATAAAATCTTTCCGGTGCCTTGTTCTAAGGTTACAACATAAGGCAGTTTTAGTCCTGTGGGCTCACCATCTGGTCCTGTATTTTCATATCCTTCTAAATCTAAATCGACGTGCATCTCGAGCAATTGATACTGACCAGAATACTCGGACTTTTGCACACCCTCTAATTCATCGTATTTTTCCTGAATATCAGAATAGGATGAATACAATTCATCGTTATCCTCTAATTCAATATCTCGGTAAAATCCTGAAAGCATTTGTCTCTTCAAATCATTCGGAGAAATTTTTATGACATGCGTAATGCGTTCCGCATCTTCTAATTCACTGGCTCCATAGTTGACGACTAAGTCTTCACTCGGAATAAATTTTGCACACGGTCTTCCCATGTTGCCATCGTAATAAACTTTTTTAAACGCACTCCCGGCTAACGGTAAATGAAAAAGCATTTGATCGGTTTCGGCATCATACTCTTTCATCTTGTAGACGATTTGATAGTTCATAAATTCTTTCACACGCTCGGCTTGTTGTTCCACTTGCTCGTTCACTTCACCAATAATAGAAGTTTTGACTGGACCGCCCGCAGGCAAAAGCTCTTTGTAAGCTCCTGCTTGAAACTGCGTGACGGCCTCAGCGAGTAGTGGATGAGAAACGGATGCAGCGCCTCGAAACGGTTCGCTGACTTCATTATATTTAAAACCTAATAGGTCTAATCCTTTAATGTAACTTTGCTCCCAATCTTTTCTCGATGTTTGGTCGACCGAGAACTGAGAGCGGAGTTCGTTGGAAATTTTTGCTAAGGTTTCTTCGGGAATATCTTCGGAGAGGTTATCAGCGAATCCGTCTCCGGTGTCCGTGGGCGACGGACCAAGGCTGAGAACTTCTTCGCCTTCTTGTTCAACTTCCACGTCTAAGGGAACTTGTGCTTCTTCTAATCCTAAATCTTCAATGCCACCTTCAG